GTAACGGCGGTGCCGGCGGTACGGGTCTCGCAGCCGGCGGATCCGCTGGAACGTATGGGCCGGGCATCGCTAGCGGCGGTTCGCTTTTCGCCGCCATGGGATCCTCGACCGGGACGCTATTTGGTGTTGGGATCAATCAAGTCGCTGGTGGCGGGGGCGGCGGCGGGGGCGGAGGCGGAACCAGCGGGGGTGGCGGAACAAGCTCCGGCGGCGGCGGCGGCGGAGGCGGAGGCGTAGTGCTGATCGCGTCGCCCATAATTACCGGTTCAGGGACGATCAGTGCAGTCGGAGGCGCCGGAGGCAACGCGACCGGCTCTGCTGGAAGCGGTCCTGGCGGTGGCGGCGGAGGCGGCGGCGGCGGCGGATTGATCGTTTTGACCAGTGCGCAAACAGCTTTTTTGCCGCCGTTCTTCACGGCATTTCCAACGCTCAACGTGGCCGGCGGTGCCGCAGGTTCGGGACTGGGCGGCGCGGCCGGTGTAGCAGGGCACAACGGGGCCGTGTTCCAGGTAGTCGCATGATTTGGATCGCGCTTGTCGGCGCAACGCTCGTTCTCGTCAACGGCGTTGGGCCGTGGGGGATCCTCAAACGGTTGCGCGCGCTTTGGCCGAGCCTGCTCGATTGCGCGCAATGCACGGGCATGTGGGTCGGCATCGCGGCCGGCGCGAGCGGCGTCGCGTCAACTGGACACGGCTGGATTCTCGATGCCTTGATTGCGGGCGCCGCAACGAGCTTCTTGTCCCTGGCGGCGTATGCGATACTCTTTAACTTGCTCGGCGATCCGAACGACAAGGAATGATCCCCATGCGCAGAAAATTGAAAAACCTGAAGCACAAGTCCGGGCATTCCGAAAACGGTTCGCCGCGCCAAATGCTCGACGAGGCGCTTCAGCGTGAAGCGCTCAACAACGCGAACGTGGGCGCCAACACCGGCGGCGCCTCCTCGCCGCATTGGGATTCGCAGTATAGCGGTTGGGCGCACGCGTCGCGACCGCGGGACTTCGCGATTTCTTTGCGTGCCATCACGCCGCTCGCGCCTCCGCCGCCAAGCTAACGCGAAACAGACGGTTGTCGCGCTTCGATTGACAGTTCGCGACAGTCGGCTGTAACTTGCGACCGGTGAAGCTCGGCGTTCCGGTTCTCGTCAATTTCGAGGGGCTCGTCCGTCTGATCGAATCGGCCGAACGCGGATCGTTGGCGCCGAGCGGCTACGTGATCGTGTTCAACGGCGGCGATCTGTCATCGCTTCCAAATCGTCCGTGGCGCTCGAAGATCCACGCCGTCATCCCCGATGAGAATATCGGCGTTGCAGCGTCTTGGAACAAGATGCTCGAGCTCGGCGAACCGATTGTCATCGCGAACGACGACGTCGTCCTCGGCGAGCGCACCTTCGAGGAAATGACACGTGATCTCGAGACTCATCGAATTGTTGGAAACGGCTGGTGCCTTTTCGGGCAGACGCCGGAGTGCACGCAAACAGTCGGGTTCTACGACGAAAACTTTTGGCCCGGGTACTACGAAGACTCGGACTACGCTGTCCGTCTCGTGCGCGCCGGTGTGAGCGGCACTTGGAATTGCTCCGAGCCGGTGCAACATGCCGGCTGTTGGACGACTTTCAACGCTCTCGGGCGCCCCGACTGGATGGCCGTCGCGATCGAACAATCTCGGCTTTATTTCGTGCAGAAGTGGGGCGGTATGCCTGACTCGGAAACCTACTCTAAGCCGTTTGACGGGCGGATCCCAGACGGCTGGTCGCTCCGACCGAAAGCGAGTGTTCGATGTACATGCGACCGAGAAGTGCGCGCTCGATCCCGACGTGTACGCGCTGCTCTTGAAGCGTGCAGAGGCTTGCCCCACAAACATGTCAGAGGACAGGTTCTTGAACACCGCACACAGAGCTATGGAGGCGGCAAAATGACTGCCAGAATTATGGTGGGGGTGCCTTGCTTCGCTGAACCGCGTGAATTGCTGTTGAGCGCAATTCGATCTTTCTTAAGCCCGGAGACGCATGTGGTTGCGATCGAAAACGGCGCGACAGCCGATGTTAAATCGGTTTTACGCGAGATGGGCGCTTCGATCTCTGTGGTGCGCAACGACGTGAACGTCTACGTGAATCCGGCATGGAATCAGTTGGCGGAAATCTTTCTGGCCTCAGAACACGACGTACTAGTTCTAGCGAACGCCGATCTGATCGCATCGCCGAATTGGACGAAGTCGTTACTGATGCGCTGCGATAGCGCGGAACAAAGAGAATATTGGATCGCCAGACTACTCAACGAAAACGAGATCTACGCGCCACTAGAGCCGTCCGCGGACTCGACCGCTACAGACTATGTACACGGGGCCTTCTTCGCGATGTCCAGGGAGGCCGTGTCGATCGCATTCCCTATACCTTCCGAGCTTCTTATCCACTGCGGCGACGATTGGATCTACTGGCTACTAAGATGGGCCGGATTCGCGCAGCGGACTGTGCACGGCATGGGGGTGTGGCATAAGGGGGCCGTCAGCGGATCTAGTTTGCACGAGTTCGACGCGATAACAGAAAGCGATCGCATTCGGTGGGATTCGGGGCTCAACAAGATATGCACTGCACTGGGCAAAATCGAAAGGCAGTATCATCAGTGTGAGATCGAGCCGTCCGACATTAACGAGCATATCTCGGTTCTGTCGATGTACGCGAGCAAGTGCGCGCACGTCACGGAATTCGGCGCGGGCAGATCTACATGGGGGTTACTGCGCGGGCGTCCGAAGTCGATGCGGAGTTACGATATCCGCCATTTGGATATGCGGGAGTTAAGCGAGATCGCCGCGGCGGCGAAAATCGATTTTCGATTCTGCGTCGAAAGCGCCTTAGCGGCTAGCATCGAAAAAACAGATCTATTGTTCATCGACACGATACACAACTACGCTCAGCTCCGATGCGAGTTATTTGTACATGAGTCGAAAGTACGTAAGCACATCCTCATGCACGATACAACGACTTACGGCAGTCGGGACGAGTCCGAGAGCGGGCTCGGTTTATGGCCGGCGATCGTAGAGTTCCTAGACGCGCATTCGGATTGGCGCCTAGAAAATCGACTGAGCAACAACAACGGGCTAACGATCCTGACACGCAAATCGACTATGTCGCTCGAAAAAGAATTAGGGTAGCATGGGGTCGATAATGACCGTGAAGCCGCTCCCGTTTAGCCCCGAGAACGCCGATGCCGTCAGCTACGTTTGCACGCTCCCTGAAGAAGGTCTAGCGCAGCTCGAGATCTTAAAAGATCTCGGCTGCAAGCCGCATCATCGCGTGCTCGAAATAGGATGCGGCGCTCTGGTCGCCGGCTTTCCGATCATGCAATACCTCGATGCCGGCAACTACTTCGGCATCGATCCGAACTCGTGGCTCATCCAGTCGACGTTGAGGGCATCCGAGGCCGCGCCGACTGTCGTGGCGAAACGACCGCAATTTTCTCCCCGCGCGGACTTTCGCACCGGATTGGGTTGGAAGTTCGATTTCATCATTTCGCACTCGATCTTGAGCCACGCCTCGGACAGTCAGCTCGACGAGTTTTTTGTCGCGGCTAGAGAACAGCTCGCACCAGAAGGCGTGCTCGCCGCTTCGATACGGCTCGCTGAAGGCAATGAATTCGGTTCACCGGGGAGCGCTCGACATGGCGCCGATTTTCGAGAATGGCAGTACCCGGGCGTCTCATGGTTCAAACGCGACGATGTGCTCGATCGAGCTAGAAAAGTCGGGCTGACCGCTGCTGTAGCGCCGGAAATGACGAAAACGATTCTTCAAGGCAATCCAAAGGCCGTTCATGATTGGATCGTAGCGCGACCGACGAAAGTAACGCTCGTCACAGGATTTTTTCGATTGGAAGACCGGCGCATCGACGAGGACGAGCAGTTCCGACAATTCGAACGGCTTGCTAAATGCGGCGCTCCGATCTTGGTGTTTCTAGATGAACGGCTCATGGATCGAGCTTGGTGGCGCGAGAATGTCCAGATCGTCCCGATGCGGCTCGGAGATCTATGGCCATTCAAATGGGCCGAAGGACGCGAACTGACGCTTCCGGCGCATCGCACACTCGAGAAGGACACGCGCGATTTCCTATTGCTCCAAAATTCGAAGATAGAGCTGCTTGACCTTGCCCGCTCGCTCGATAACGTGTCGACGCATTTCGCTTGGATCGACTTCGGTATCATGAAGATCGTCCGCGACGAGGAGTCTTTTCGGAAACGCTTGCGAGCGCTACACCCTCCGGCGGGATGCGTGCTCGCTCCAGGATGTTGGGGCGCAGCGGCGGAAGCGCCGCCATTGACAGACGATGTCGTGCATTGGCGGTTCTGCGGAGGATTTTTGCTCGTCGATAGGAACCGAATACGCGATCTCGTCGCATTGAACGCTACGCTCCATGCCGATCCCGTTTCGTTGACCTGGGAGGTCAACAACTGGGCTCGAATGGAACGCGCCGGCTTCCGCTTCGACTGGTACAAAGCCGACCACGATGACAGCATCATCGACTTCGAAAAAGCGATCGAGCGGCCGAAACGTCTCCCCGAGATCCCGCGTGTCTGTCTCGTGATGAATGTTCGAAACGAGAGCAAGATTATCGAACGCTGTTTGACGTCCGCGCTCCCGTTCATCGACGCTTGGGCCATTTCGATCGACAGCCGATCGGACGACAACACGGCCGAGCTGATCACGAAGTTTTTCGAACAGTATCCGCTACCGGGGAAGCTCGAACGGATCGAGTTCAAAAACTTTGCTCACGGCCGAAACGAGGGCCTCCGCGTCGCGCGCTCTGTCCCCGATTGGGATTACGCGTTGCTCATCGACGCCGACATGGTGCTTCAAGGGACGCTCGACAAAAGCGCGCTCGTCGCTCCGGCATATAAGATCATCCAATACGCCGGAACGCTCAAGAACCCGAACACGCGCCTCCTGCGTCGCGACGTTCCCGCTTGCTACGTCGGAGTCACCCATGAACACCTCTCTGTCGAAGGCGTCGAATACGCACCGATCACCAGTTTGACCATCGACGACCGCAACGATGGCGGGAGCAAGTCGGACAAGACGGAGCGGGACATCCGATTACTTCTCGATGGCTTGCAAGAAGAACCGAACAACGAGCGGTACATGTTCTATCTAGGGAACTCGTATCGCGAGTCCGATCGACCGCACCGCGCGATCTACTGGTACAAGAAGCGCATCGAACGTGGCGGGTGGGACGAGGAGATCTGGTACTCGTACTACGGGATCGCGATCTGCTTGAAAGATCTCGGCGACGAGCCGGCCTTCATCGAAGCGTGCTTCGAAGCGTATAACTATCGTCCTTGGCGCGCAGAAGCACTCAATTTGCTCGCCACGTACTACCGCGAAAAAGGGAAGAACGACCCGGCCGCTTTGATCGCCGAGGCGTTCATTCGAACCAAGCCGGCAGACGAGATGCTCTTCATGGAATTGAACGTCTACGACTTCGGGGCCAAGCGCGAGCTCGCCATTACCGGGTACCACAGTAAAATCCCGGAGCGGCGCGAAGCGGGATATCGCGCGTGCACCGAGCTCACGCTCCATCGCGACGATTTCATCCGAAACGAAGCGCGCCGAAACTTTACGTTCTACGCGAAGTCGGCGGCTACGCTCTTCGAGGCCGAGATTCGAGAGATCGACTGGAAACCGGGCGACGGTTGGGCGCCGATGAACCCCTCGATCTTCGTCGAGAAGGAGGCGCGGTTGGCGCTCGTTCGGACGGTCAACTACGTCGTCGTTGACGGTGAGTACCCGACAATCGACGGCAGCGGGATCATCCGAACGCGCAACTACATCGTCGAAATGGACGAAAGCTGGAGGCCGATTCGATCAACGCTGATCGAAGACGTGACCGGCACGCCGCGCAGCAAGTTCCCCGTCGAGGGGCTCGAGGACTGTCGCTTGTGGTCGAGCGCCGATTCGTACTTCGTGTCCGCGACGGTACGCGACCTCTCCGACAACGTCGATGGCCGCTGCGAGATGATCATTGGCCGGCTCGACGAGAAGAGACACGTCGATGCGATCATGCCGATCCGCGACTACGAGGGGCACAAGACGCAGAAGAACTGGATGCCGATCGCCGGCCGTCCGGGATCCTTCTTGTACTGGTGCGATCCGACCATCGCCATTCGATGCTATTCGCCCGGCGGTGGTTCATCCGATGTCGGCGAGCGGACCGTCGAGATCGCACGACACACGGCACCCGCTCGGCTCGTCGATTTCCGGGGTGGCTCTCAACTTATCCGACACGGAGACGGGTGGTTATGCCTCGTGCACGAAGTCGCTTGGCGGCCGGAGCGCGTATATTTGCATCGCTTCGTCGCGCTCACTGGAGACTTCCGGATTACTGCTGTCAGCGACTTGTTCTACTTTTCCCGTGTAGGTATTGAATTTTGCGCGGGTCTTGCGCGAGATGGCAAAAAGCTAGTTGCTAGCTTCGGTGTAAACGACGCCTCTGCACACCTCGCTTTCTTCGATCCGAGCATCGTCGACAGTCGATTGGTGCCTCTGTAAACTCGAGGCTGTGCAAGCCGTAGCCGTAAGCGCCTCGAGCGCCGCTTCGCGCCCGTCCGCCACGGGCGCGCCCGCAACCGGTTCGGCCAATCTCAAAAGAGAGGTGGCCGTGTAGCTCACGGCCGTCGAAAGCAGAGGTCATTTTTTCGATGGCACGAACTATTGGGCGACGGAGCTACGCGACCGAAACTTACCCGGAGAGACCGCCTACTGTCGGCGGTAGCGGGACCGGCGTCACTGGCCCGAGCGGGCCTACCGGGCCGACCGGCGCAACCGGGCCGGCGGGCACCGCGACGAATACGGGCGCAACCGGCCCAACAGGATCGCCTGGGGCTGCGGGTGCTACCGGCAGCAGTTCGACTGGGAGCACCGGTGCGACCGGGCCTACAGGGCGCACGGGTCCAACCGGCGCTCAAGGCGCTACCGGTGCGACCGGAGCTCAAGGCACAGGCGTTACCGGACCGGCAGGTGTCACAGGTCCGACCGGTTTTACCGGCCCCGCCGGGACGGCATCGAGCACTGGCGCTACCGGGCCAACCGGTCCGACCGGAGCGATCGGGACGGGCCCCACTGGGCCAAGCGGGAATACCGGACCGGCAGGACCGACTGGAATCGGCTCGACAGGCCCTACCGGGGCTGTAGGCGCGCTCGGCGCGACCGGCGCCACAGGGCCGAACAACAACGCTTCGATACCGGTCGTCGATGACGGTTCATCCGGGACAGCGGCGACTATCGATTGGTCTGCGGGCGTGGTCCACAAGATCACTCTGACCGGCAATTGCACGTTCACGTTCACGGCCCCTGTCGGCCCGTCATGGCTTCAGATCAAACTTACGCAAGATGGGGTAGGATCCAGACTCGCCACGTGGCCGACCATCAAATGGGTCGGCGGGACCGTGCCGACGCTGACGACGACAGCCGGAGGGATCGATATCGTTTCTTTGTGGTACGATGGGGCGGCCTATTTCGGCATCCCGTCCTTGGGGTTCGCGTAAAATGCGCCCCGGACTGTTCTTTACCGGCGGATCGCCGGATCAAGGGCCGCCAAAGCCTGTGTTGACGGCCCCGTTGAATGCTCCGCTTTTCAATGGCGTCGCCACTACGGTATCTGCGACAGTGGCCGGTACGATCGATCGTATCGATTGGGTGCTGGATCCCGGAATAGGTGAGACCGTAGTCGCAACCGATTCGACGGCGCCCTACTCGCAGAGTTGGACGCCAACCGGAATCGTTGACGGGAATCACACGCTCGTAGCGCGATCGGTTCGCGGCGCGCAACATACCGATTCATTACCGACGGCAGTGAACATCGGTGAAGTGTTGTATACACTCGCACCGTCAGTTACATGTTTGCGGGCGTGGCAATCCGATTTCGGGGTCAGCGACGACGGATCAGGGCACTGCAACTCGTGGACTGACGGGAAAAACTCGACGAATGCGGCGCAAGCTACTAGCACAAAACGGCCGGCAATAGTCGCCGACGGTTTAGGGCTGCACACCGCGTTGAGTTTCGACGGCGTCGATGACCTATTGAATGAGCCGACGTTAGATCTCCCGTCTCCGGGGATCACGCACACGTTCATCTGGTGCATATGCAACATTAAGACATGGGTTGCAGGCCACGGGCCTTTCGGCACCGGTGTGGGGACCACTCAAGTCCAACCGCACACCGGGACGCCCAAATTAGCCGCGTACAACGGCACTTTCGGTCCGGATAACGGTGGCATGTCCGTGGGGACGCCAACCAAGATCGAAGTTTGGTTCACTAACAGCACTTCCGACTATTTGAAGGTCGGCGCTACCACGACGACAGGCACTAATTTAGGTAACGTGAATCCTGGAGCCGGTATCAATATTGGCGCTGTGATCGCCGGATTCGAAGCGAACTGCGATGTATATGCATTGTTGGTGTTTACCGACAAACCATCTTCGTCCGAGCTGTCAGCCATGTCGGCGGCGGCAGCAGCTATGTACCCGGGGTTGGCTGAGTAGGCCCCTGAGCAAGTGGTAATCGCTCGGGGGCCTACTCTGAAAAGCAATAGACCCGATAGTAGGCCTAATAAGATGGGATGGGTGGGGTATACCCGACGATGAGCCGTGGGATAAACCAGGGCTCTGGTACAAGTTTAACTACAGAAAGCCTGTGGGGTGGCCTGCGTATCCGATAGTAGGCGGTACCAAGTTCGGATGCTGGTCTAACGACGTAATATTTCCGGTCGACACGCAATCGATTGTGGACTCGGAAATATTGATGGCCGCGCGGTCCGGCATATCGTGGTTCTTCGACTATTTCCCCCCGCTGTCCGCTATCGCCCCATATACATCGGAGGCCTCGAAGCAGAATGCGCCGCTTCGAGCCTACATAGCGAGCCAATACCACGACAAGATCAAGTTCGCATTAACACTACTTCCGGGGTACTCGTTCGAGCCCAACGCCGACATTTCTAACTACGATCTAGCATCACCGCAGTGGGCGGCCATCATCGCGGATTTGACATCGCTGTTTTCGGATCCGCAATATGTCCGATTCAATGGCATGCCGGTCGTGTTCTTTTTCGGTGTCATGACGACGTCTACGAACATGTCCCTGGCGCGCTACAACGACATCGTCGCTGCGGCAGGAGGCGCGATGTTCGCGATCTCCGCCGGGCACTCTAACAGCACGGCTAGTACCTACAGCATGGCCGGAGAAACGGTATACGGGCCCGATCCGAACTTACCGTCGGGTTCGGCGCGGCATCCGTTCTCCACCATGTTTTCGGCCGATCAAGTAGACTGGCCCGGCATATTGGGGCGGTACACATGCGTATCGTGGGGCTTCCAAAACGACCGAAGACCCATACAAGTTACCGCCTATATAGATGAGCCGACTCAACCTGAACTGATCCGATCACTCCGCAGTTCACTGTCGTTTAGCGGAAACGTTCTTACTTGCATATACAGTTGGGACGAGATCTCAGAAGGCGGCGGCATGCTGTCAGCGCAAGAGACGGCCCCAGAAACGGGTTATTCGCGCTATCTCGACGCGGTAGGTTGGGAGACAGGAAAAGTCCCAATACCGACGTCATATACTTACTATTGCAGCCTATCCAATGCCGGCGGCGCTGTGGCGCATTCTGGCACCGGATGGGTTACAGCCGGGCCGACTCCCGGCGCCACGAACGACGGATCGCAAATTGACGGGGCGTACGACTATGATGAAGAGACGTCATCGACTGCCGGCGATTCAATTACATTTACCGGTGAGAAGTCTTGGAGGATCATGATAACAGGGACGACCAGCCCTGATGTCGGACAGTTTTCTGTGTCTCTTGACGGTAACGCCCCTGTGACCGTGGATCCCTATACACCTTCGGGCACTACGCGCAACGCGCATCTTTGGGATTCTGGGTTGTTGGACAGCGCAGATCATACCGTTGTCATGACGGTACTCGGCACCAAGAATCCGAGCAGTTCGAGCGTTCAGGTCCGCCTGGACGCCGTAATTCACGTTTTCAACCCCGCTCTAATTTGACGGAGAAGCGAGGTTCGTCTCAACATGTCCTTCGTAATCGGCAAAGGGAGATACGCCACTCAAACGTATGCGGAGCGCAGTCTACCTGGCGGAGGGGGCGGTACCGGTACGACCGGATCGGCTGGGCCGACCGGCGCGACGGGCCCTACCGGATCAACGGGGCCGCCCGGGGCGGCTACGAATACGGGCGCTACAGGCCCGACCGGAGCGATCGGCAGCACAGGCCCTGGCGGCGGCGCGGCGAACACTGGCTCTACGGGGCCTACCGGTCCAGCCGGTAGCACTGGCGCGACTGGCGCCTTCGGGACCGGGAGCACCGGAGCAACCGGCCCCACTGGGTTTACCGGAGACGTCGGCCCTACCGGACCGGCGAGCACAGTAACAGGACCTTCGGGCGCCACGGGCAGCACAGGGGTACAAGGGCCTACCGGTATGACCGGGCCCTCGGGCGCAACAGGCCCGACGGGATCATTCGGCCCCACCGGCGTGACAGGCGCTACAGGCCCCGAGATTGGACCTGTATACGGTCCGACGAACATTAACACCAACAGCGCTGCCGCCACGCCGGTCGTAACCATCCCGCTATCCGACAACACCGTATACAGAATCTACGCCTATTTCGAAGCGGTAGACGTGCCCGGGAACAAGGCGGAGTGGATCTCCTATCTGACCTACTACCGCATCAACGGCGGCGCTCCGACACAGCTCGGTACGGATAAAGGGCCCGCACCCGTCAGCAACATCAACACTTCATTGTTAATCGGCAACTGGATAACAACCACTGTTTTCGGCAACAACCTAGTTTTCTCTTACGTGACGTCCAGCGCGGCGCACAGCACGTTGAACTCTATGGTTTACATAGTGTCAATCCCGCAACCGGCGGCGCCGCCATGACGATGAAATACGATTTCATCGAAGTGGTTGGGCTGGAGAAAGCGCCATTCTATCAAAAGGACGCGCAACCTCTGGCCGTGTACCAGTGCGACAGAAGCAACCTGACTTTCGCGTCCGGGAGCGACGACGGAGATCCGATATTGAACTGGAATCCGGTTGTCGGAAACACAACCTGCATTCCGAGCAATCAGACATATTTCAGGAATTTCGCCGGAAGGGGCCTAGGATATTCCGCCTCCGGACCGACACCGCCACCGGATCAATTTATCTCATACAGTTTCGGCGCTAATCTTACAGGGCCGTTTACATTCGTGATAACTGCGCAGTCGGCTGTCGGCGGAGCGCCCGTAGCAAACGCGAGGCTGTTTTCTATAGGCAATAACTTAAGCCCTATCTCTCACATAGAGATCGTCTATGGTGCGGCGCACACTACGGCATTGACGTTCGAGCGCGGTGACGACGTCGGGAACGTAGATCTAATACCGCTGGGCGACCCCGGCTCTGACCCATTTGTCGTTTATGCGGCATACGATGGGACTAGCTTGTACTGGAGCTTGAACGGCGCGCCTATCTCCTCGGCTTTGGCCGTTAGCGGGGCCGTCTCTTTAGACGCCGCAAGATGGGGTATCTACGCGACGAATAACGTTTTGAAATCGCTCGCTAGTCTCCGCGCCTGGTACGTCGACAACACGTACAGGGATCCGGTTCAAGCGACCTCATTGATACGCTACTACTGCCGCCAAATAGGCCTGTGAATGTCCACGTACTTGCTAGCGCTGCCAGGGATCCAGACCGTCACTCCGACGTTTTTGCGCGGGCTTGTCGATCTGTCTGCACGGCACGGGTGGGATCCGAACGGCATCGCGCTGGTCATCAGTGAAGAGAGCGGTTTCAATCCGGCGGCGAAGAATCCAAACGGTTCGGCGAGTGGCTTGATCCAGTTCATCGAATCGACGGCGAACCGTCTGGGCACGACGACGGCCCAGATCCGCGCCATGACCGCCGAGCAGCAGCTCCCGCTCGTCGAACGCTTTTTTGCGTCGACACTCGGTCGTAAGATCCCGCAACAGATCGAAGACTACGTGCTCGCGTCATTCGGCCAAGCGAACCTCATCGGCGCGCCCGATAGCACTGTCATGTTCGCTGCCGGCTCGCCCGAGTACGCCGCCAATCAAACCTTCGATTCGAACGGCAAAGGCGCCATCACCGTCGGCGACGTGCGCGCGCACATGCGCGCTGTGTTGAGCCACGCGAATGGCGTCGTCGAAGTGCCTGATAGCAGCTACGCGTTCGAGCTCGTCTCGTCGCCCAAAAAGCCGGAAGGGGCGCCCGTACTCGCGACGATTGCCGTTCTCGGCATGACGGCGATCGCTGGATATGTCGCATGGAACCGCAACGTTTTTAGACGATCGCATCCGATGCATTGACCGTTCATGTAGAATCGGAGTTCAAAACGATGGCTCGAAGTCCAATCACCCGATCGCGTATCGGCCGAATCGAAGAGCTCGCCGAATCTGCTTTGGCCCGACGCGGTACCGGCGGCGGTTCGACTGGGGGGACGGGAGGGACCGGCCCGACTGGATCGACAGGCCCCACGGGATCTCCAGGTACGGCTGTCAATACCGGCGCAACCGGTCCGACGGGGCGCACGGGCCCGACCGGCAGCTTTGGCCCTACCGGTAATACTGGCAGCCCGGGCGTCACCGGCGCGGGCGGGCCCACCGGTGCGACAGGGCCGATTGGGACAGGTTCGACGGGCGCCAGCGGCCCTACCGGCGCGGCAGGCGCGCAAGGTTCAACAGGGCCAACCGGTGCCACTGGTGCGGGCGGCACTGGCGCGACAGGGCCAAGCGGCAGTATCGGGCCAACGGGGGCCATCGGCGCGACTGGCCCCACCGGAGCCGGCAGCACCGGAGCGCCCGGCGCGACCGGTGCTGGAGGGGCAACCGGCGCAACCGGGCCGATTGGCACCGGACCTTCCGGTACCACCGGGCCGGCAGGTGCGACAGGCGGCACCGGGCCGACAGGATACACGGGGCCGCCGGGCACGGCGTCCGGGACCGGAGCGACCGGCCCAACCGGTCCGACCGGCGCAATCGGGACGGGCCCCACCGGACCGGCTGGTGCCGCATCCGCCACCGGTGCGACCGGACCTACAGGCGCCAGCGGATCCGGCTCGACGGGGGCGATCGGCCCGACCGGCGCGACTGGCCCTAGCTCGACTGGGCCTACAGGCGCCGGCGGCTCGACAGGGGCAGTCGGTTCGACCGGCCCTACCGGTAGCGGTAACACCGGCGCAACTGGGCCTACCGGAGCTATCGGATCGGCGGCTACGGGGCCCACCGGCGCAACGGGTGCCGGATCGACGGGGGCTACTGGAAGCGCCGGTGCAGCGGGATCGACCGGCCCTACCGGATCGGGGGCAACCGGCCCGACGGGCCCTACGGGCGCAATCGGGACGGGTCCGACCGGCCCCACCGGCGCTGCCGGATCGGCCGGGAACACCGGGCCGACGGGTTCGACCGGAGCGGGCGCGACAGGCGCGACGGGGCCGACCGGCTCTCAGGGGACAACCGGTCCGACCGGCTCAGGGGTAGGAGGCGCAACCGGCGCTACGGGGCCGACCGGCGCAACGGGTTCGACAGGGGCGGGCGCAACCGGCGTGACCGGTCCGACCGGAACGACGGGTCCGACCGGCTCGGCGGGAAGCGCCACCAACACCGGCGCGACCGGGCCTACTGGTGCAACCGGCGCTGGCGCGACAGGCCCAACGGGGGCAACCGGGCCCTCGTCTATCGTCAACGAGGTCAATGACGGCAACTCGGGCACAGCGCTTACCGTCAATTTTACCACAGGACCCAATCACGTCACGACGGTTACGGGAAATTGCACATTCACGTTTACGGCCCCCACAAACAGCAGACACGTCCAAGTCAGATTGGTTTACGGGGGCGCCGGAGGATATACGCTCACATGGCCGGCGTCGGTAAAGTGGGCGGCAGGCGCGCAACCATCTTGGGTCACCACGGTAGGTGCGGTGAACATAGCGTCGTTTTACTACGATGGGACGAACTATTGGGGCGCCGGAACAACAGGGTTCGCATGAACAAGATACTCACGCTAGCGTTGTTTTTGATCGGATGTACTGGGCAGCCGTCCAACATCGGCGGCACACACAACAGCCTAACGCTGTCGAGGCGGATCTGGTACGGCTTCGATTTGATCGATTCGGATTGGGCGATCATCAACAGGATCCCCGATATAGCAAACGGAGAGCAGCAGTATTACTTAGCTAGTAACGTTACGCTGTCCGGCGGCCTGTTGAATCTCACTGTCAAAAGTGACACTTCGCAACCGGGTTACTCATACACATCGGGATTGTCGTTCTGGAACACGTTTTCTTTTCAGTACGGAGATTTGCGGATTCGCGCCAAATTTACAGGCGGCGCAGGACCGTGGCCTACCATATGGATGTTGGGGCAACCGTGCCAATCGGAGTTCCATACGGATCCTGATGCGCCCCCCTGCGACACGGGCGGAGGCGGCGAGATAGACATAGCAGAGATACTAAGCAGCAATCTGACGCACGTGAATCAACAGATCCATGTGTCCGGGGACAATTCCGGTTGCTACCCGAGCACTTCAGACGTCAGCACGAATTGGCACACCTATGGGTTGAACTGGACAGCCGGATCGCTGGTCTATCTGATCGACGGGGCGGTTACATGCACGGTTACCACTTCGGTGCCGAACTTCCCGATGTTTTTGATCTTGAACGTCGCACTTGGCGGTAGCGGCGGGACGATCAACCCGGCAACGCTTCCGCAGACAATGCAAGTGTCGTCAGTAACACTAGTGCAATGACATGTCCGTTCTATCGACCTCTACGGCCAACTACTTGTCCAGAGGGGCGACGTTTCCATCCGGAAGCGCCGATTTTACATTAGGTTGCTGGTGCAGAGTTAACTCCTACGCAACCTCGTTTACCCAAGTGTTCGGCGTTTCCAATGGGGCCGGCAACGGTTTTGGTTGCGATACCGCCGAAATACTCGCCACAGACTTGTGCGTATTCATATACAATGGGGCTAACTTTCCGGTCGCTATAGCGTCAGGAAGTTACACGGGTTGGGTATGGTTCGCTATCGTGCACGTCGGCGGCACGAATGTGTACACTGTATATTGGCGTAAAGAAGGCCAATCTGTGCTATCCAGCTCTCCGCAAAACGTGGGCGGTGAGATAACCGGGTTCACGAACTTCAATGTTTTCTGGGACGGTGGCGGACCCGCCGTCAACACGAACATACGCAGTTTCTTCGTACAGACGACAGCGATGTCGGCCGCAACGCTCTTGGCGGTCTCTCAGAACTTAATAGCTCCATCCGGAACGAACGATACCTACTTGGATCTGGCTAACGCTACCAGCCCAGGAACCAACACCGGAACAGGCGGCAACTTCACTGTTCATGGGACGCTCACTACCGATCCGAGCGATCCAGATCCGGAGCTGTTCCCAGGAGCCATGCTTTTCGCGGCCGGCACGACGTCGTGACCCTGAGTAAAAATGTCTACAGTTACGTTTCGGTCGGCAACGGATAGCGGGCTAGGGGACAATAAAACCGTCACCCCGGGCACAATCGTGGACGGGGACACCATCGTGCTAGTGGCGTGGTACTACAACGACAACACGAGCACTACGCCGGGGACCGTGACATGCACCCCTCCGGCCGGATTTACGAGCCGGCTCAAAACCACGTACAACTTCGTCTGCGCTGGCGCTGTGTCTGACTTGCAGATCAATGTAGAAGTGTTCACCAAGTTGGCGGCCAGCGAGAGCGGCGACTATACCGTAACTGTGAGCGACAACGACGCCGGAGCCTCGGCGTACACCAACTTGGGATGCATCGTGTTCAGCGGTGCCGGCAAAAGCGCACCCATCGTGGCGACGTCGCACAATAGCGGTGGCCCCTCTTCGAGTTCGAGCACGGCCACTGGAACGGGGATCACCGTCCCGTTGAATTCGTCTCAGCTACTTTGGATATTCGGCGGATACGACAACGACGCGACGCTGCCCAGCGGAATGACAGCCAGGTTGACAGACGTGGACGGCGTCAACAGCATCGCCACGCTAGCCGTAGACGCCGGAGCTACGGGCGACAAGACGGCGACTGTCGCGGGCGAGACGCTTCAACAGAACGGATGGATCGCGCAGCTTATCGCGTTGACCGGTGACGGTGCGACCAGTCTTTTCTTCGGATCGGGCACGGTCCAATAAGAGGAAAAACCGCGAAGATTTTCGCGGCCGTGCGCGCGAATCCACCGATTCTCGCATGGGCGGTGATAGACTTCCGGTATGGCCGCGCTAGGACCAGATCTCAAGAAGCTGATCGATTCGCACCCTCAATGGATGCGAGCTACTCTCGCGTCTGAATTCGAATCGGAGTCAGGCCGTTTCGAGATCCCTGCGTTCACCATAGCCGCCTACGCGCACGGATACGGACGGCTTCAACAGTACGGTCTTCCGACTGACGGTCGTGCGTTGAAAACGCTTCAGAACCCGAACGATCCTTTTTGGGCGTCAACCGAAGGCCGCAAAAAGGATCTGCAATCGATACTCAGCGCTACCCACGCATGGTTGGCGAAAGCTGGGGTCCACACGACGACACAATGGACACTCGGGCCGCTTTCGTTCATCGCGAAGATCCCGATTCTCGGCCCCGTCATCACAGCAGCCGCCTCCCCGATCACGGCTGTCGCCCATCTCGCCGAAGGCCAACGTATCGACCAGGCATTGCTCGATGCGGCAAAGTCTCAGCTCGGGGCTGTCCGCGCGGTCGCGCCGTACGCCGCAACGGTCGTCTCGCTTGTCCCCGGTCTAGGCACCGGCATCGCAGCGGTCATCGGGGCCGGTGCCGCGCTCGCGGAAGGCAAACCGATCGACGCCGCGCTCGAGAATGCGATCGCCTCGGCGATCCCCGGCGGAGCTATCGCCACGACCGGCTTCGAGCTCGCCAAGAAAGTCGCGAGCGGCCAGAACATCACCAAAGCGGCGTTCGATACGGCTCGAGCGGCGCTCTCTTCACCCGATGCGCAGAAAGCCTTCGACATCGGCATCGCGGTCTCGACCGGCAAGCAGCTTCAAGGCGCGCTCAATGCGGCCGTCGCAAATCTGACGCCGCAGGAGACGAAACAGATCCTCGACACCGGAACGAAGGCTATCCAATCGACGCCGGGTTTGGCCTCGCTCGCTCAAATTCTTCCAAGCGACAGCGCACGGCAAGGGCTACAGCTCGCCTCCGGGCTTCTGGCGAGCCAAGGCGTCAACGAAGCTCAAGTGCGCGCGATGCGCGCGAAGCTCTCCGGCGATGTCCTGCAAGGCTTCGACGCCGCGCTCCAATCTCAAGCTGCGCACTATCCGTGGTTGAACGATGTCATCACGCAATCGGCGCTCCAGTCGCTTGCGCAATTGACGCCTGATCAGCAGCAACAGCTCGCCAACTACGTGAGCATGCAGCAGCTCGCGCAACTCACGCCCGATCAACAGGCTCAACTGCAAAAAGCGCAAGCGTCGTCGCCGCCGCCCGCCGCGCCCAAAGCCGCGCCGGCCCCGCCGCCCGCCGCGCCCAAAGCCGCGCCGGCCCCGCCCAAAGCCGCGCCGAAACCATCGGAGCCGACCCGTAGTCCGACCGCGGCGGCCAAGCCGCCTCCTCCATCGGCGCCGTCGCCGTACGTTTACGGACCTTATCCGAAAATGAAGTCTGGAGTCGGTGCCCTCGGAGCCGGCACCTCGCCGGCGGCGTCGTATGGGCCCTATCCGAAGATGCAATCCGGTGTCGGTGCTCCACCACACGCGCATCACAGCGGCGGGGGCGCCCCGCATGCTCGTCCATCACAGTTCGTGCCGCGCGGCGCGCCCGGCTGGTGGTGGGGCGTCCCATGGTCGCCGAAAGCGCCGTCATCGGCGCCGAGCTGCAACGTCTGGGGCGCGCCCGTCGAAGTGCCGCCGGCGATGCAAACTGCCGCTCGGATCGCGCTCAACATCTCGAAGGGGCAGCCGACTACGGTGATGGGCCCAGACGGAGTGTTTTACCTGTTCGAGATCGAGAACGGCGTGATCAGCGCGCGCCCCTGTGCAGCGACTAGCTAGGAGGGTTGCTCGAACACGAGCGGCGGTTCGTTTTCGCCCCAGACAGCCTCGAACGCGAGCGACGCGTCCGACGGCCGACCTCCCAAGCGGACGACGTGCTCTTGAAAGCACGCATCGCAGAGTACGATCCATTTCGAGCGCTCGTTTTTGCCGTTCGGACGAAACAACACACACTCGGCGCGAAAAATGTGCGCTCCGTCGTGCGGATCGGGCGCGTGCGCGCAACCGAGCAGAATGTCTCCGGGCTCAGGCTGTTTGTTCACGGCCATCGAAGAGGTTGCTTGGGCTGAGAACCGGATGGCTTCCAACCGGAGCGCGATCCGGCGGCAATCAAGACGACCGCCGAGGCGGCGAGAGCGTAGGGGAACCAAGTCGGCATGAAATCGAAGAATATCAGAACTTTTTCTGCTTCGCGTCGATCATTTCTCCCACGGGAGCTTGACGCGCGCCGCGCGAGCAAGCTGCTCGGCTTGCCGTTGCGGCGACAACTTCGAGAACAGGTTCGCCGGCTTCTCGTCGATCTCGAGACGTTTTCGGAGATCGGTCGCATGCCAAATCTCCGCGATCTTCGCGCGTTGTTCCGGCGAAAATATCGGAGGATCCAACTCGCGTAGGTTTCCGATAAACTGACGTTCCCATTCGGAGAAATGGTAACCGCCGCGTTCCGGCGGCACGTCGGCGAGCTCGATCAAGTCCGAGAGCCGTTCCAACGCCGCCGTGTGATTGCGCAGTTCGAGGACGGTGTCGCTGACCGCCGAGCGGACTTTCTTGTACTTCGTCGTCATGGGAGAACGTACACGCCCGTTTCGAGATCGACGCCCTTCTCGAGATCTACATCCTCGAGATCGAAGTACGCCCCTTCTGGCCAATTGAGGCGGTCATCGAAAATCGCGTGCGCTGTCCGGTAATCGATCCAACCGCTAACACGTGACGGCATCAACGCTTGCCACTGTTTCACGCCATCCGGCACGACGCGATATCCTCCGAGAGCTCGCGGATCCCGTAGTCGATCATTCGCCTTCCACCTTCGTCCCCATTTGCGCGTACTCCTTCCACTTCACATGATCCCGTAGACTCTGGCGGTACATCTCGGCGCGCTCTTCGGAGATTATCACCCCGAGATATTCGCCACAATCCCGACAATGAATGTGGCAATACCCAGATCCAGGCAAGCGTTTGCCCACTGGGTGCATGCATTTGAATGAGAGCTCGTGGATTTCGTAGTCATTACTCATCGATCCAAATCTCCAATTCCGCAGGGATCTCCCGGAGTCGCCGGCGGCGGAAGCGTCGGCGTCGCGTTTGATCGCTCGGTGATCGGCGGCTCTTCTTTCTCGGGGGCGCTCATGACGTCTGCCCGTCGCGGGCGCCCGAGCGCTTTCAGCGTTTCGAGGCATTCGACGCAGTGGCGACTCGCGTCCAAAGCGCGCAGACGATGACAGCGACGACAGATCGATCTATTTTTCGACATTGCTTCCCTTTTGACGTGACAACGCTTCGTCCAGGAGCCCGCGGCCGGCGGACTCTTCGACGAGGCCTTCGCGGCGGATGTACCCGAGCACCTGAACCGACGTCCGATGTCCAGTCGATTCCATGATGTCGGGGAGCTTTCGACCGAGCTTGTGCGCCGTAGTGACGAACCCGCTACGCAACGAATGGCCGCCAAAGTCCGCAGGGTCGAGGCCGAGCAATTTCACGTAGTGCTGCACGCGTCGCGCTACCCCTTCGGGGGCGATCGCTGCCGCCATGATTTCGCCGGTGACCATGTCGACGCCGCGGAACACCGGCCCACGCTCGATCTTCGAAACGGCGAGCCAGCGGCGCAGTGCGTGGACCGGGCAGTATCGCTCGTCTTTTCCTGGAGATAACAGCACCACGAAGCCCTCTCCGGCCTGGTCGGTCTTGCTGCGGGGGATCATCCATTTGATCCCGCCTTCGATGTCTTCGAAGTGCTCGCGCCGGGCGGCGGCGATTTCGCTCCGCCGTCGACCGCCGCCTGCCCAACCGACGAGAATCATCGCGCGGTCTCTAATGCCGCGAACATCATCGCTTATCAAGTCGCACACGCGGAAGATAAGTGCTTCGCCGGTTCCGCTGAGCGCGCGCTTCTGCCGCTTCGGCGCTTTCCCTTTAGTGATCGCCAGCGTCTCCCGTGTCGATCTGATAAGCGTGTCTTTCCAAATACTTGGGTACCCGGCTTTCTGATTGCTACGGCAGATTGCCGCGAGTGCGCGCATGAGCGCGCTGTACCCCATCGGGCCCCGAGCTTTGCCGCTTTGGACGTCTTCGGCGGCCCGCCCGCGCTCGGCGAGCTCCTGCAAGTAGGCGCGCACGACTCGCGGTTCGGCCGGTGCCGGAGAGACACCGTGTCTGACGCACCACGACGCGAAACAGGCCAAGTCGAACTCGTAGGCCCGCCGAGTGTTCGCCGGGATTGCCGAATAGGCGGCTTCTTCCGCACGCTTATCCAGCGCTACGAGATCTTCTTGCGCTTTGGCGAGCGCGTGCTCGGCGTGTTTGGTTATCTGGTTATCAGACACGCTAGATCCTACCGTGCGGGATAATCAACCTTATCACGCTAGGCGCGGCGGTGTCCAGCACCGCGCTTGTGCGGCTCCAGAGCGCTCGATCGGACACCGGACCCCAGGTCGTTCGAGGCGTCGATCAAAGCGCGCTGCGAGCCACGTAGAGGGCACGGTGCAGGGCGTGACGCCTTCGGGTGTATTCTGAGCCCATGCCCAGCCAAATCGTGCTCGCCTGGACCGTCGACGTGACGAATAGCCCTTATGGGCCAACGCAAGCTGCTGCGGCGCTTTCCGCAGTGCCGCTCTACGACAATGTGGGCACTGATCCGGTTCTCGGCCAATTTTTTGGGCTCAACGTCGACAGCGACGTGACGACACCGAGCGGAACAACCGTTACGCGGATGCTCACCTTGAACATGGCCGGCGCCGGAGCGCCTCCACCGTTTCCCTGCCAACCCGATACATCGACGCCGCCGACACTTCCCTACGAACTGCGCAAAGCAGTGACGCTGCCTGGATCGTTTTTCGTCGCCAACGGCCTCTTCGGCGTTGCGACGACGGCCACACAAATTCCGAATTTGCAATCGGGTGATCTGATCCAATTCCTTTCGCAGCCTGGCGTTTTCTACGAAGTGGCAACGGTGCTCGGCGCGACGCAGATCGTACTCACCGCCGCGTACTCCGGGATCACATCCAACACGACCGCATTCAAGACGGTAGCGACGCCGGTGACGAACGTGGCGGTCTATTCGACCTCGCCGTTCGATACGAACG